CACCCTCAGCGAGAGAGTTCATCACACTCCCCGAGGACGAACGTCGGGCCAAGTGGAACGCGCTGAGCGAAGACGCAAGACTCGCGATCCGCGTTGAAACTGAGAGAATCAGGCGCGCGATGCAATACCCCGCACCAGGTGACCTCGCACTTGCACTCGACCCCGCGACCGTGCAGACACCGGCGCTCTCGATCATCGACTCAAAGCTCACTCAGATAGGCCAAGCAATCGAGGTCATGTACGCCAGACGAGTGAGGCTTCAGCAACTGCTTAACGCTGGCGTGAAGGACAAGGTCGCCATCGAACAAGCGACAGAGGAAATTCCTAGCCGAGGCATAACACGGTTGATCCTCAGCATGAGTCCACAGGAAGGCAAGTCGACCCGCGTCTCGCGCTACGGACTTGAATGGTTACTTCGTCAGTACCCTGGACTGCGAATCACCTTGGTCTCCTATGACGGGGTGAACGCCGGCCAGTTCAGTTACCAGATTCGTTCGGACATCGAACTTTTCGACGGAACGTCAGGAAACACGGACATCGGGTTACGTCTCATGAAGGACCAGAAGGCGATGGGTCGCTGGATGCTCGAGACTGGTGGTGGCGTCTACGCGATCGGCATCGGCGGCGGACTTACCGGTCACCCTTCAGATCTGATGAACATCGACGACCCGGTGAAGGACATCCGCGCCGCCGACTCAACTCTTCAATCTCGTCAGCACATGGAGTGGTGGGAGACAACTGCGCGACCTCGCTTGGCACCGTGGGCGCCGGTGATGCTGACGATGACGAGGTGGTCAGACAACGATCTCGCAGGACAGTTGATCCGCAAACGCGACGAGGACATCATGAGCGGCGTGAAGGACTACGACGACTGGACGGTCATCAACATCCCGGCCCAAGCAGACTTCAATCCCGCCAAAGGCGAGACGGACATTCTCGGTAGGAACCTGGGCGAGTACATGGTCTCGGCTCGAGGTCGAACAACCGCCGACTGGGAGGCGACCAAGAACGCAACGTCTGCGAGGTACTGGTCTGCGCTCTATCAGGGACAACCAACTCCAGGAACCGGCGCGATACTTCTGCGTGAGTGGTGGCAGCGCTACAACCGGGTGATGTGGGTGCAGAACGGAACGTCATTCATGGTCGAAGGCGGCTATGAGTTGGTCCAATCGTGGGACTTCGCATTCAAGGAAACGAAGACGAGTGACTTCGTTGTTGGACAAGTGTGGGCGAAGAAGGGTGCTGATTCATTCCTCATCTACCAAGTCAGAGACCGACTGAGCCTGCCGAGAACCATCGACGCCATGCGACGAGTGTCAAAGTTGTTCCCCCAAGCTCGACGGAAGTACTTCGAGAACCGCGCCAACGGACCCGACGTCCACAAAGCCTTACGTCATGAAATCTCTGGTCTGATCCCCGTCAACCCGACGTCGTCGAAGGTCGCGAGAGCCGAGGCCGCGAGTCCAATCATCCGTTCGGGGAACATCTATCTGCCTTCGGTTGCCGTAGCGAAAGCCATACCAGAGTTGACGTTTGACGTCGAGCAGTTCATAGATGAATGCACGGCCTTCGACCACGGCGCCCATGATGACGTCGTGGACGCCTGCACGTACTACATCAACGAGGTCTATGGAACTGGCCCTACCACGATCTCTTCCCCAGTCGGCTCAGGTCCGAAACCCCGCGCCGCAGAGAAACCCGAAGAGTCCGAAATCGCGCGACGAATCCGCGAGAAGCGCAGCGCGTAAGACACATTCACGTCTTCAGCCTTCTCGCCAACTACTATGACGACGAGTTCTAACAAGGAGATTTCAATGTCCGGTAATCTTGACAACTGGCAGTTGGTCTGGGAGCACTACCTCGCTGAAACTGCGGCTCCCACCTTCGGAACCCAGACGTTCTCAAGCGGCACGGCGGTGCAGAACACTGCGACCGTCTCAGCCAAGTACTTCATCGGCATCACCGGTGGGACCGCTGGCACCGTGAAGGTGGACATTGGCCCGACGAACTCGGTCGCTGACAACCTGATCCCTGCAACTGCAGCGAACGCGGTTGCCTCTCAGACCCTCGTGATCGACGTCCCGGCCGGTTGGTACATCAAGGTCACGGTCGCCGTCGCCACCATCGTCGCTTCTTCGGTAGTCGCCACTGGTCTGTAACACAGTGGAAGGCGAACTTCTCGTCAGAGATATATTCCCTGCCGAGGTATTAGAGGTCGGCGGGGCGCTGCTGACGAAGGTTCGCGTCTTCATCACCACGCACCGGATGATCGTGTGGCGAACGGACGCGGCGAAGGTTCCGGGGATTTGCCTCGAAGTGAAGTTGGCCGAACCAGGAAGCGTGTCATCACAGGAAGCGAAGTTAGGTCACGGAGAGAGAATCGAAGTGTCAACGCTGACCAAGGGGTACATCATCAATCAGGGTCACGGCTGCATGTGTGGTTCAATCTTGAAAGCCCTACCCCGTCCGGCTGAGTGGAAGCACAAGGTGAAGGTCGAAGCAACGAGTCGTAAGAGACTTGCGGGCCCTGGAGTGATGACCCTTCCAGAGGAAATGTTGTAATGTCGTTTACCCCGATCTCACTCCAAGCGACCAGAGCGAATCCAGACGGCTCGCCGGCGTCGGGCACGATCTCCTTCACCCTCAACGCCGAGATGCTCAACGGTACTGAGTCAATCCAACCCGCGCCAATCTCGGGAGTCCTGAATCCATCGGGCCAACTCGTCCAGCAGAATGGGCAGCCAGTCGTCCTCTTAGCCAATGACGACTCGGGAACGACCCCAGCCGACCCCTCAGCGGCCTACGTCGTGCAAGAGAACATCAACGGTTCTTCAGTCGTCGAGTACTCAATCATCATCTCTCACGACGACACGATTATTGACACCGACGCCATCTTCACGGCAGCGAGTGCTGTCGTGAAACTCTCGAACGTCCTCGCTAGTTCAGCAATGGTCGGCCAAACCCTCGTCGCCTCGACGAACTTCCCAAGCGGCGTAGGAATCATCGCCTACGACCCGACACAGAACACGCTCACGCTTGCGAGTGACGCGACGTCGACTGTCACGGAGTCAGCGACGATCAGTGGTGCTGTGGACCTCTCGACGCTCGCGCAGTACGAACCCGCGCCCGAAGTCGTGACGTACATCCCGTTCACGCTCGACCCCGCTCAGACGAACGGTCAGGTTCCGACGTGGAATGCCACTGACAAGCGATGGGAGCCGATGACGCCGAGCGGCGGTGGTGGCACTCCTAGCGACACAGTGGTTGGTCCTGATGATTTCGGTGCCGATTCAAGTCCCGGCTCATCGTCTGAGTATTCACGCGGCGACCATGACCACGGACTGCCAGACGCGCCAAGCGGCGTCGCTCTTTCACTCTCGTACAACGGAGTCGGACCGTTCGATGTTCCGGTGTCTTCACTACCCGTTGGTTGGGCTGAGAGCGGAACCGCTTCGATGGTCGCTCAACTCACGACCGGCGACGGATTGATAACGGGACTTCTCGACTCATATGGCAACCCAATCCCTGACGGCTTCACGTTCCCCGCGACGATATTCGTCGAGGGTGCGACGATCTATGACATCGTCGCATCGAACGCATACATCTTCGGCAATCCCGGTCAAACGGGAATCTCATGGTGGGGCGGTAGCGGTGGATCACCGACAGCGAACATCGGACCGAATGCACTCATCATTCAGAACTTGCCGACGACTGACCCAGCGATATCGGGCGCGTTTTGGAACTACAACGGACAGATCGTCGCGAGTGGATTCACACCGCCAGCGTCATCGACGCTCGACCTCACGGTCAACTCTGACTCAGTCACGTCCGAAGGACTATTGCCGTTTCAAGTAACGAAGCAACCACTCGTTCCACCATCGGGCATACTGCAACCGCTTCCTCCGCTATTCGGTTTCACTTTTACGGGCGTACCAACTACCTATTCGATATCCGGTTCACCTACGACCGAAAACATTTGCGCCGGTCCTGACGGGAATCTGTGGATCACCGATAACGCCGGATTCGCGTGGCGAATGAACACCACAGGAGATGCAACGTCGTTCGCTTTGACGGGGGCCGCGCCGCGAGGCATTTGCGCCGGTCCTGACGGAAACCTCTGGGTCTGTGACGCGAACGGAGGAGTCTGGAAAGTCACACCAGGCGGGTCAGTCACTCAGTTCACCATTCCGTCTGCCAACACACAGAACATTTGCGCCGGTCCTGACGGGAATCTGTGGACGACTGACATCGCCAATGGAGTTTGGCGAGTGACACCGCTCGGAGTGGCGACCCAGTTCGTAACAGGTTCGGGAATGTACGGAATCTGCGCCGGTCCCGATGGGAGCATTTGGGCGACTGACCCTGGTGGAAGTTCCGTCATAGTCTTTTCGACAGCGGGGGCTATTCTCCACACTTTCAGTCTCGGAGCAGGAACGACCCCTCAAGGAATCTGTGCTGGGCCAGACGGAAATGTCTGGATTTCAGGGGCTGACGCATCGGGTAATGCCGTCGCGTGGAGAATGACGCTGGACGGAAGCGCCGACCCCTTCGTACTGGAAAGCAGTGATTTAGGAGTAGGAATCTGCGTCGGCGGCGGCGGTGATTTGTGGGTCAGTTTGTTCAGCGGCGGTGACTTTTTCAAAGTCACTGTCTTAGGGGCTGTGACGCCCTTCGCCACCGGAAGTGCGGGCGGTTGGGTGTGCTCAGGGCCAGACGGGAATCTCTGGATTAATTCACTTCGAGATGATGGCAACATCGTGGTTATGCCTTTCGCGATGGTTACGGGGATGCTCACGCTTACGGCTCTCCCCGCATCATCTGCTGGACTCCCAGCGGGAACGCTTTGGAATAATTCAGGGGTGGTGAATGTCGCATGACGCACTCATTCCTTCTCTTCGTGATTTACGCCCTGTGCATTCACCGCTTAACTCGTTTGGGGAACCGAGACACGATCACCGAACCAATACGTGACTGGCTGAAGAACAAGTCGTTCGGCTGGAACGTCGAGTACGACAACGTCACCCATAACGAGATATCACGGACGCCGGCGCCGAAGCCTCATTCAATCTGGTCGTCGCTGTTCACTTTGGCGGAATGCCCCTGGTGTCTGTCGATCTGGATCTCTGCAATCATCGTGACCATCGCGTACTTCAATGGATCGTGGTTTCAGTATGTGTGTGTCCCGTTCGCGTTCTCATCCATAACTGGCATTCTCAGCACGACCACTGAGAAGGACTGATGGCAACGAGGACCACACGCTGGGAAGGCCGACACGAAAGAGCCAAGACCAAACCGAAGAAGACGTTTCGTGCGCTGACGGCCGCTTCATCTGAAATTGAGGTCGGGAACAAGGCCGAAGCCCAGAGACAACGGATGCTTCGCCAGAACTGGCAGTTGGTGTCATGGACGATGTACGACTCCATCCCAGAGCTTTCGTACGCCAATGGCTTCATGGCGCACTGCGCCGCGAGGATGCGAATGTTCCCTGCGGCCTACCCCTTGACGGGCGAGACGGACAACCCTCTTGCAATCGACGACCCGATCCTCCAAGCGCCGCCGGGAGTGATTGCAGCCTGCACGAACGCAATGGCGGACCTGGGGAACGGGCGTTTGGCAATCTCGAACATCTTGGAGCAACTGTCGTTGAATTTCTCTGTGACGGGTGAGGCGTTTCTTCTTGGACTCACAGACCCTGAGACGTTGCAGAATGTCTACTCGATTCGAAGCGTTTCAGAGATTGTCATCTACGACGATGACGTGAAACTGCGCGAAGGCCCGATGACGAATACCGGCGTTCTCGGATTGATCGACCTGCCTGAAGACGCTCTCGTAGAACGGATGTGGCAACCGCACCCGCAGTTCAGACTCTTGGCACAAAGCCCAATGCGGGCGCTCATCAATATATGTGAAGACCTTACGATTATGCGCCGACTCATCCGCGCTACGGGTCGCTCGAGACTTGCTGGCCGGGGGATCCTGTTCTTGCCAAGCGAAATGGCCGTTCCGAACCTGAACGACGATAACGGGAACATCGACTCGGACGAATTCCTTTCAACGCTTACAACTGCGATGATGACGCCGATCGCTCGTGAGGGTGATGCAAGCGGAGTCGTTCCCCTCGTCGTCCAAGCGCCTGGCGAACAGATAGACCACGTGAAGTGGATTGAGTTCGCGTCCACCTTTGACGAGCAGGCCGGGAAGATTCGAACGGAACTCACTGCCGTAATAGCCACAGGACTTGACTTGCCCCAAGAGATATTCAACCTCGCGGACATCAATCACTGGGGCGCCTTTCAGGTCGATTCAAACACCTTCCGCTATCACATCGAGCCGCACGTCATCAAACTTGTGGAAGCGTTGACGGGTGCGTTCCTTCGTCCGTACTTCGCGACCTGTGGACTGTCAAAGGACATCGTCGACGAGTGGATGACGAGGATCATCTTCTGGTACGACCCGACTGAACTCGTCACTCCACCGGACCTGTCTGCCTCGGCGATCACCGCCTACAACGCGCGGGTCATCTCCGCTGCTGCTCTTCGCAAGTACCTCGGCTTCAAGGACTCCGACGCGCCGAACGCCGAAGAGATCGAGATTCGTCTCATCGAGAACACGCGCACGTGGCCGGTCAACGCACTCATCGCACTACTGCACGAACTCGATCCCGAACTCACGTTCCCGGCCATATCTGGCCCCGGAATCATTCCCGGCCTCGGCAGCGATGGTTTGGACATTCCGATCGCTGATCCTCTCGGAGCGGTGACGCAGACAACGACGCAATCGCCAACCGTCACGCCCGAACTCACCACCGGAACCGTCAACAATCCCCTGCCAGGGAACGAGAACGGCAGCATCCTCTCATCAGGATTCATCGCGCGAGACAAGATGCTTCTACGAGTTGTGAAGATGGAACTCGCTCGAAGAGGAATAGACGTGTTCTCTCAGCCGATGCTTCAGTTGACGGCTTCAGTCGTCGAGCGAACTGGACCGACCGACCGCGAGTTGCAGTTGTCACGCAAACTCACGCAGATCGACGCCGACCTTCGCGCACGCTTGCAAGTAGCAGCGAACGCCGAGATGCGAACGCAGTTGAAGAAGGCCGCGCACCGCATTCGTCAGTCGGTCTCGAAGGACAAGGACTTGAAGGCCAAGATCGCCGCCACGCGAAATGAGTTCGTGGCACTTCGTCTCTCAGGTGACATCGACCCCATCGTCGCCGCGAGTTACGTCACCAACGACTGGGCGAGTCTCGAGGAACAGTTCAAGTCGTGGACCGGCTTGGCACAGAGGCAAGCAGTCGCAACGGCTTCGCAGTTGTCAGGCCAGGACGAAGACGAAGCCTATGCCTCGGCAGCGATTGCCTTGAGCGAAGGAGTTGACAAGGGCTGGGCGGTTCTACGAGATGCGTTAGATGAGATCGCTTCGCACTTGGCCTACAATCCCGACCCGAACATGACGGACGATGCAGCGTTGGACGCGTTGAACCCCGACACGCTCGTCCCGACCGGAGTGATTCGGTGCGCGGTCGGAATCGCGGGAGGTTCGACTCTCGAAGCATGGAAGAACGTCGTGCTGGACACAGGTGCGACAGTCCCGGCAGTTCCAGGAACCGCCGATGTCGGCGGCGTTGCAGGCGGCGTCACAGTAAGGAACTTGCTGACGAGCGCGGGAGCTACGACATCATCGTTCGAGTGGCAGCATGGGCCGAGCTTGAAAGTATTCGATCCTCATTTAGCCCTTGACGGCGTTGAGTTCGACTCGTTCACTGACCCCGTATTGGCGAACAATAATGGCTGGCCAGACAACGCGTTTTACCTAAGTGGAGATCACCAGGGCTGTCTCTGTGATTGCGTCGCACTGTGGGTCGGCCCCGCGAACCAGTGAAAACCCGCTAAATCATTGACGTTTCACCATGTCTTGCTTCGTCCGTCTAACTGTGTATGATTGCTCATACAAACTTGGAGGGTAAATGAAACGAAACCAGAAGTACGCAGTCATGATCGAGGGTGAGGACATCTTCAACGCTTCCATGTCACCGGCACTCGCGAAGAAACTCCGTGAGCGTTCACGGGTTCGCGTGTCGACGTGCAGCAAGCGCGAGGGGGTGCGAGTCGGATGAAGAACAACGCAGAGTATTACGAAAAGAAAGCGTTGGACGAAATTCTCGCTGCTTGTGAGTCGAACGACGCTCAGTACACGAACGCGACGGTGGTAATAGCGCAGGTCTACGCAACGCTTGCGTTGGCCGCTACGAATGCCAGATTATGTGATGGCGTGGACTTCATCGGAGAACACGTATGAAACTCCGCCGCACCCATCGCATGACACCCAAGCCGACCGACCCGAGGTATCCGCAACATGGCTTCACGCCACGCAAGCCCTACATCGTCAGCGATTACGTCTCGGATGAAGTGTGGGAGGAATGTTCACAACTCGCAGAGGACAACGGCTACGTGCTGTTCAAGATTTCCGACGCGGACGGCGAGATCGTCGTGCTGAAAGAGAAGATGTCGACGCAGAGCGTGCGAGACGCCGAGGTAGTTCCTGCGTCTGAGTTGGTCAGTGAGATTCGGCGCGGTTCATTCTTCGCACTCAAGCCTGGTGAGAGAGGTAAGCATGGCACCGTTGGAGAGTGAGCGTATGTATCTGCTTAACAGCAAAGGTCAGGTGTCGTGTCCTGACTGCGGGGCCGTAGTGGTCAACGAGACACTGCATGACAAGTTCCATGCCGAACTGAAACCTAACGACGAAGTGTTCCGTATGTTGAGGGACGCGGTTGTCGTAGAAGAGGGATCGATAGAGATTCACGCCGTGTCAGTTGAAGAAGTCAAGGAATTGATCAATGACAAGTTTCGCGAACTGACGGATCAACTGCGAACGACGATGGGACCTCGATGAGCCTTCACACATGCTCGGAGTTCTGTCGCAAGTGCGGCAAGGACATCGACGCCGAGCGAGTCGTCTACGAACTCCGTAAGCGCATGAACGCTGTGCGTGAGTTCATTGAGAGCGACCACGACCTTGACACTCGCAGCGAAGTTCTAACGAAGATTCTTGAACTGATGAACGGGGGTGTGAGTGACGCCAACACCGAAGTCGCTTAGCCACATTCCTCGTTCAAAGAAGACCCTTGAAACACATCAGCCGAATACTGATCGTCCTTATTGCAAGTTCACTAATGAACGCTGGCGCTGCGTCGGCGAGTGTTCACACCCGCAGTCTCGTCCCGCCAGCGATCTTCGCGAAAGTACTCCGTGTCCATAACTGTGAAGAGCCGACATGGAGCGTTCGCGGTTCGCAGTATCGGGGTGGACTCGGATGGCTTGACGCGACCTGGCAACGGTACAAACTCCCTGGCTTCCCCTCTCACGCCGACGAAGCGACACCCCAACAGCAAGCTCGCGCCATGCTTCGATTCGTCACCGTTGCTGAACACGGATGGTGGCCTGACCAGAACGGGTGTACCGGTGGTTACTAAGTTCTCCCCGCAGCGGGCGATGCCCGACCTCATTCCGCCAAGTATGAGAAAGCCACCGCTGCGGGGACTTTCATGCAGATAATCCTCAACGGTCACGACATCGTTGTCACCCCTCCGATGATCGTGGTCGGGCTGTACATCGACTGCGTTACAGGACTCATCATCTACTACGTTCGGAGGAAACGGCATGCTCGTATTCGAAACCATTGACGATCTCGCGATGTACCTGGAGGCTTTGACGATTCTCGGGTACGATGGGTTACGTTAGTCCGGCTGCGCTCGCTCGCCATTGAATGGTCTAGAAGTGTGAGTGCAGACGGACGCAGTTTGTCACACAAAACTGATTCCGACACTTTCACATCTTGAGATAGTACGATTCCGAGCAAGAACGCAAGGAGTCCAATGCGGAAACTGTCGGAACCTAAATCTCGTGGCGAGATAATCTCGTCCTTCGCTTCAATGAAGTTCGCTGCGCCTACCGCACCCGTTGATGATTCGACTAAGACCTGCCTGACCTGCAAGGGAACTGGCAACGCTGATGATGGAACGGTCTGCCCGACATGCAAAGGAACCGGGGCCGTTGCGAAGACTGAGACCGATTCAAACGCCGTGGCCGACACCACCCCGAAGCCGACCGCCGATGCGAAGCCCGCTGATCCTGACACGGCAGACACCGACGTCGACGCCGCTGTCTCTTCACTTCGCGACGATCTGAACGCCGCCATCAAAGCTCAGGCCGCGGACCCCGATGCAACCACGGATGACAACGACACGAAGGTCTCTGACGTGTTGGCTGAGATGGACAAACTGCTCACGACTCTCGAGACCGACCAGAAGGCCGACGACGCCGGGGATGCTGAAAAGACGCCCGACCCTTCGAAAGCCCCGCCGACCGAACAGAACGAGACGCCT